TTACTTGATTTGTGGTATATGTCTGTAAATACGGATTTCCAGCCAAATAAACTGAGCCATCATAAGCATATCCAAAGACTCTTGAATCATTCCATGTTGTTGTTGGGCCTATCAAAATGCCAATGCTTGTAAGAGAAATCCATCCAGACAAATAACTGACTTTGTTTGCAGGAACTTGATACAAGCTGATTTGACCAGATCCAGGAATAGATGTTCCACCAAATGCGTTTGTTAATAATGTTTCAGAATAAACTGAGCCTTTTGAATATGTTGCCATGTTATCACCTCAATAAAACTGCTATGTCTTGGACCATTTGTTTAATTGCTAATTTTAATTCACTTAAATCCTGACAAGCATCCACTTGAGCTGGAAAATCTTGCAATCTCAAGCCAGCTTGTAGTTGAGCGTTTTTGATTGCTTGGATTTGTGCTTGTTCGGCTTCAATTTGTGCTGTGATGTCCTCGATTTCGATGGTGTATTCGGCAGGGAAGAAGTATTCAGTCCATCCATTTCCAAGGCCATCATTAACAACTCTTGTATCTGTGGCCTTTGCCTTTTCCTCTTCAGTTAATGGGGATAACAAAGTGTCTGCAATCCATCGGTCGGGAAGGCCCCAGAGGTTATTTACTATGCAATCAGCAATCCATTGATTAAATAAATCTTCGCTTTGAAATTGTCCAGAATCAGCTTTTGCGTGTTCTTTTTGTTGCTTGAAAACTTTAATTTGTTTCATTACATACCTACTCTAAAAATAGAAATTGAATTTCTTGTGGCATCTGCCGCAAAGTTTACTGTCGGCGATGAGTCAGTTATTACTCCAAGAGTTTGTCCTGCCAAAAGGTAAACTGTGGTTGATGCATTTAGCATTTTAAATCCAGTATATGGTGCCTCGCTTATATGCTCCGCACCCCATATAGTGATTCCATTTGCTGAAAAATAAAGTCTTGCATTTCCACCTGCAACGTATGCGACATTTGCAGCCTGAACAGACGCTTCAATGTGGTAAAAACCAGAAATTGGAGCCGTAAAATATCCTGTGCTTGTATTGTATGCGCCATGAGTATCTTGTAATTTAGTTCCAAAAATTCTTACGCCACCACCGTTGAAAGCTGTGGCATCTGCCTTTGTATATCTTGCGACCACAGTCTCACTTGCCGCGATTTGGTTCGGACCGGAGATGCGCTCGATTAAAATGAAATTTCTATTTCCATCCGATGGAACAGTTGGTGAAGTTCCCTCTGCGGCAGCCTGAATTTCAATTGTATCTCCAGCCTTACAATCTAAAATGTCAGTGATTGCAATCGTTCTTGATTGAGCCTCAGTGCTTTGATCTCTTAATAAAACGGCTTGACCATTTGATCCATTATATCTAACCCAAATTTGAACAACATTACTTGCCACAGTTGCAGTTCTTGCAACTAAAAGACTTGCATGGACTTTATATTTTCCTGCGACTTTTACAGTATAAGTGCCAGATGAATAAGCATTTAAGTCATCAAAGACAACAGTTGAATAAGTAACTTTTGATGCTGATGTTGAAAGAGTTGCTGTTGCATTTTGAGCTTTGAATGAAACAACCCTAGTGCTTGTCTGATCGCTAGTCTGGACGGAAGAAGACCAGCCAGTCACTGGAAAAAAACCATGATAATGAACTGCAAATCCAGCCGTAATGCTAGATAAAGTATAGTAAGAACCAGTTCCGCCTTGCTGCACTTGCATTAAATTTGACGATAAGTATATGTTTTGAACATCGCTATAATTTCCTCCTAAGTTAGACATTGCCCAACCATTTGAAGATCCTATACTTCCGTCAGACGCTATTTTGTTTGTATCAATAGAAACGCCGGATGGAATTGATATTGCTAAATTTCCAGCCGTTCCCGTTGCCACACCACCAGTTCCATTTCTAAAATGAGCATAAACCTCAATGCTGTCTCCAACTCTTCGCCATCTTCCATTTGGCGCAAAATAACCCGCGCCTGTATTCAAAGTTACTGGATTTGCACCTAGGTTTGTTGTTAAAGTCGGAGTATAACTAACCCAATCCGTAACAGGCGTTCCAAACGCATACTCAGTAGGAGTCACTTGCACGTTGTCGAATTTAACAGTGTAAGCTGATGCGCTAGTGGTAGAGCAATGAACAATCAAACGATAACTTGCGCCAGTTGCAGAAGTCTGGAAAGTAGATTGAAACGTATCTGCAATCGTTGAGCTGTTAGACAACAGTCTGAAAGCAGATGGCTGAATTAAGGTAGAGTTAGTAACATCATAAAGCCATACCGTTAAGTCTGAATCAGTTGAGCTAGTTCCAGCCGCAAATGTTCCAGATCCTACAATATAATCAAATTTAATGTTCATTACTCGAGCACGATAAGCGGGATCAAGAGTAAAATCGAAGCTCACACCTTGGCCCTGTCTATTTGCCGCATCTTTAGTAAATAAAAATGAACCAGATCCAGCAAGAGGACTAGACGTTGATTGCGTCCATGTTACGCTAGGAGAGCCGCCAGTTCCATCAACAGGAGCGGCACCCGCAGCATCGGCGTAGGTAGCCCATCCAGTAGTATCAATTTCAGCAATTGAATTTGTTATAAAATTAACTCCTCCATTTGTAGGAGTTGTCCACTTAAGTCCAGTTGTCTGAGAAGAATCAGCACTCAAAACTTGACCATTAGTTCCAACGGGGAGTCTAGCATTAACCGTAGAATAAGTGTAAAGATCACCCTTTGTTGTCAAAGGAGATGCTGTTCCTCCCAACAAATCTGTTAGTGTAATTTTCTTTTTATTAAATGAATCAGCAGAATCTTCTATCAAAACTACGTCAGCATTTACGGGAGTGCCTTTACTTGTAAATGAATTATAATCACCAGCTCCACGTTTTAAATAAGCATTATCTCCTTCGGTGCTTGTCAAATACTGTGGATGAGGATCAGATGCCAACTCGTGAGCAGAAACAGCACTTGCCGCAGTTCCTGAAGGATCAGCACCAACCTGAGCGGCAGTAGTTGCGTGAGGATTTGAAGTATTTGCAATGTGTGATGTTAAGCTTGATCCATCAACAGATACGTCACGGCCATCAACAAGGCCATCTTTGATTAAAACTCCATCAATACTAACGCCATTATTTAGAGTGAATTCATTTATTGAGTCAGAATTTAATCCTGACGAAAATGATTTAACTCCTGTCATTGTTTGAGTCGTAGAGGCTGTTATTATTTCAGATTCTGATGATAACTGACCAGCCTTCCACTTTGAGGCCAAAGCTGAATCATAAATTAAAGATCCATTTCCAGATGGTCTATCAACTGTTAATCCTGCACCATTTGCAGTAATATCAGTCCCTGACTGATTTAACATAACGTTGGCATCTTTTACATTCAGATTTGTTGTATTAATGTAAGTGGTTGTGCCTTGAACCTCAAAATCACCTTGAACAGTAACATTAGCAGAAAATGTTTTATTTCCACCAATTGTCATCGTATTAGTTTCTAAATTATCAAGTCTATTTTCATGGTCATTGATTTCAACTTGTTGGCTTGTATTTACAATCTCAATTGCATCAATATCATTTGAGTTTGTTTTTACTTGAGTATCTAATTTTCCGATTGCTACTTTTCTAGAATCACCATTGGCAATATAATTTGTTGATGAGTAAGTCTTATTTGTAGTGTCTGTCTCTGATAATGTGCCATCAGCATCAGCAATTTTATTGATATATTTTTGAGCATCATCTATCGAAGCAGATCCTGCATTGTCTAATCCAAGCTTTCCAACCGTATCGGTGTCATTTGTTCGAGACATAAATGCTGCATTGGTTGTGTCAGCATCTACAGGTTGTCCATTAAATACGCTCATCGTAATCCCCTATTCAATCAATCGAAAGACCAATCGGCCTGTTGTGTAATACTCATCAAATCCAGCTTTTTCTTGAAGCTCATATCCTAAACCATTTCTATTTGATGGTGTTGATTCTAAAATCATCACTTGGAAAGAGCTTGGATCTTCCCTATCTGGCATGAATTCAATCTTATTTTTTTGAGTTATGTCTTGCAAGAAACTTTGAGCATCATCAACAGCAGTTTGAGAGTTTTCTATCCAAGAATCATTTGGAAGTTTTTCGTTGGTGATATAATCAATAGTGCATTTCATAAACTTTTTAATTCCGTACCTGATAACTTCAACAGCTCCAGATGCAGTCTCATTGATAGATGCATCAACAGCTTCCTGAGAGTTGTCAGTTGAAACGTAATCAAGCAAGAAAAATTGTGGAATATATTCTTTCCCACAAGTATTTTGAGCTGTATATGAATTTGAACCGCTTAAATCAACTAGATCAAAGCCCATATCAGCATAGATTTGAGATCCTGCAAATGGTCCTGATGCTATAAGTAATGAAAAGGTGCCACTACAAGAGATCGTTAATTTTCTATTTATTCTACTAAAAGAAGCTGAGTAATTTTGTATCCCTGCCTCATTTAACGCCCTTGATATTTCATTTGCAAAGCCTTGTGCTGAATAGGTAGCTACCTTTAATGTGGCTGTTTTAACAGGTCCAGATGCCTCTTGAAATGCAATAAAGTTTGATCCTGTGTTTATCTTAAATCCATAAAAGAATTTTGCCCGAGTTTTTAAAGCCATTATGCAGTCACTCCCCGTCTAATTTGTACTCCCTTTTTATCATAGACCTCATTGATAAGAGAAATTATGCGACTTCCTGTCTCGTCCGAATCTAGTATATCTCCCTGTACGTTAACCACGACTTGAGTCTGTGCTTCCCTAAGTGTTTCAGAGGTTGGAGTCAATTCTGTTGCCGGAGTTTCAGCAATGGGAGTAGTTACACCAGGAACAGCACCAGCCCCACCAGCTGGAGCGGATGCGCCACCACCAGCTCCAACAGAAGCCTTTAGAGCAGATCCAAATATCACAAGCCCAAATCCAGCCGCAGCAGCCAAGGCACCAGATCCAGGGATTAAAGAATTAATTGAAGCAATAAACTTTTCGATTGCCAAACCTTGTAAGATCAACGCGTTACCGACAGTTATTAAAATATCACCAACGATTCCAACAATTCCTTTTCCGAAAGCATCAAATAGATTTTGACCAGATTGTAATGCCTTTCCTATTTCTTGAGCTGTTGAGGAAAGACCACTCGCCACAACGCTCTTGATTTGATCAATGCTGATTTTAATTCCTTGAGCGGCTTGTTTAAAGTTATTTGTAGAATTATTTTTGAAATCTTGAGTGATTGCTTTGGCGTCTTCCATTTTTGTTCGAAGATCCTCTAAGAACAAAGCAGTTGATCCAGCAAAGTTAACATTTAAAGCATTATCAGCAGCATTAGAAAGAGCATCAAAATTAGCAGAAACCTTTGCGGTTAGATCTTCAGACTCAGATGTAAGGGCCTCTTTTAAACCAGTAAAGGCACTTATATCTGGAAGAAATGAAGCAAGCTTGTTAAGTCCTGCAAAGATAGCGGCAAAAAGTCCATTCCATGTGGTTAAAACTGCCAAAGCACCAGTTTTTAAAAAATTAAACACAAGCTCAAGTGGAGCAATCAAAAACTTATTAACTCCCTCGGCAAATTTAACGAGTAAAATTAAAAGCTCACCAAAGACTGATCTTGCATCACCCGCACTTGCTCTTACGTCTGAAAGTCCTTTTGAGGCTTGAGCAAAGCCATCTGCGATCCCTTTAATTAATGCAACGAAAGTCTTATCTTGAGTGATAAAAGATCCAACCTCTTCTTGAAGATCTCCAAATGAGTTTTTTAATTGAGCAACAGCACCAGAGAAAGTATTTATTTGAGACTGAGCGGCTCCACCAAATCTAGCAATAATAGTATCTAATGCAGCACCAGCTTTTAATTGTTCTGCAGTTAATCCCTGCAATGCTGGAACAGAACGCCCAATTAGGCCAAGATTTCCACTTAATGTCTTTCCTAAAAGATCAACGGATGATGATAAATCCTTACCAGTTGCAGCACTTAATTGAATTGCAGCCTCGGTTAGTTTCTTTGCTTCCTCATTTGTTTTAGCAAAATTGCTAGACAATGCCACAAGCGAAAGAACCGCATCATCCTCAATTACTGTCGTGCGTTGTATTTCATTTGCAAAATCTTGGAACTGTTTTGATGCTTCTTGAGAAAATCGTCCTGCACTTGCCAGAGCTTGATTAAGTCTTTGAACAGCAGCCTCTTGTTGAGCTGCAGCCTCAATGCTTGCCTTTGAAAATAGAGCCGCACCTATGGCAGTCCCAACAGCACCAGCTCTTGCCACAAGGCTTGTAAAGCCTGAAGAAAGGCCACTTGATAACGAATCACCAATGCTAGTGCCAGTCTTTTTTGCTTCATCACGAATCTTAACAAATCCCTTTTGAACGGATCCATCATCAAGCACAATTTCAACTAAAATTTTGCCGTCTGTTTCAGCCATTCAATCACCTCTTAGATAAGATTCTAGCCAAGTCCTCATTACTGATTTTCTTGGCTTCTTTTTTACCTGTCGATATTGAGTTAAATGCTGTCTTTGATAAGTGACTGTGAAGTTTAGATCGTGCAGTCTCTTTCATATTAGACCAGTCCTGCACTTTGAAATCGCTCAACATCTCTTGAGCTTCAATGATTGGGATGGCCTGACAGAATAACTCGAACACATTTACATCAAGGTCAAGGATCACATCGGGAGGCCACCCATAGAAACGTGCTACCTTAGCAATCCTTAACCAATTATTATCTATTTTTTTTTAGGTGAAAACACAAACTTCGTAAGTTCAAAAAATTCATCTGCATCTAGATCGCGCAGAGCCTTACTAGGTAGACCAAGAGCTGAGAAAAAATCTAAATAGATATTTAAAACATTCTCAGGAGCTGCACTTTTAATCTTCTCGTTCAGCTCTTCTTGTTGGCCTATCGATGGGGAGCCAATCTCCCAGCTCTCCCCTTCGATTGTGATTTTCAACTTCTTTTTCTTTGCTACAAATTCCAAAATCCCACTCCTAGTCAGATTTTAATTTAATTAAACGCTTGGAACTTTAGATGCGTCACCATAAGTGAACATATTAAGTCCAGAAAACTTAGTTTTATCCAAGTAACCAATTACTTCGATTGGCAATACAAATTCATTTTCAGCAGAAAAAGTCAATTCGCCAAGCTTTAACTTTGCCTTATGTAGTGTGAAATCTTGAGAAGCATCATCACTTTCAGCATAATCAGGCTCCCGAAGGATCAATTGAGTTGCAACGTCTTCGGTAGATTTGAAAAGATTGCCTGAACCGTAACCAGTGATAATTGCGCTCGCAGCATCATCAGTTACAAAAGTTCCACCGTAAAAATTAAGAGCTTTTCTGATGTCATCAGCCGCAGTTGATTTCAATTCAAAAGACATAGAAACTCTAACGCCTCTTCGAATTTCACCAAGAACATAATCACCAGTTTGAGGAGATGTGATCTCGATTGTTTGTTCTTCGATAGTCGCTGTGATGTCGCCATTTGTCGCGCCAAGATCTTCTTGAACTCGTCCGTATTGAACAAGAGTAAATTTAAACTTTGTTTGCTTCAAAGGATCAAGAGCATCTCTCACTTCGTAAGCATAACCAGCAACATCCATATCGGCATCAACATGAGCACCTGAAGCTGTCGCAGTTCCAATCCAAGTTTTTCCATTTAAAGATCCTGCGATTGCAGTTGCAATTGTGGATGCTGAAGCATTATTCACATAAACAACATTTGTCAAAGTTGCATTTGGAACAGTTGGAGCAGATGCTACACCATTGTCCATCCAAAAAACGTGCTTTGCTTGAGTAACAGGCTCATGCAAGACAAAGTATTTACCAGCTAAAGAGCCAGCAACGTCAGCCTTTGCACTGATACAGAAGCTTTGTTTTGTAGTTTTTCCGAGTAAGATATTTCTCACTCCTAAATTGTATGAAGATACGTTGCAAGCCATTATAGTCCTCCCTAAATCATTATTATTCTATGCACAAAAACATTCTCACATCAAATCTAATTATTGCAACCACAACATTGTCATTGATGTCATCACTTAAAGGCTCAAGACTTAAGTCTGTGAAATAGACTCCCTTAAAATCTCCACCTTGAGCAACGTGTGAAACGCAAGCCTTTACGGCCTCAGAAGCTTTAGCTAGAGCTTCTTTTTCAGCATTTCTTGGGTCTCTGAATCCCTTATAAAAGATCCTAACTTCGTGGGAAATAATAGTTTCTAAAGCCTGATTTGTCATGTTATCGCCTGTGATATTAACCACAGATTGAATAAATGACTTATCAATTAAAGAACTTGGAATGTTTTCTTCATCAAATGGAACCACCCACTCGGAGCATCCAACAGATTCAAGCTTTTGAGAAAAGTAAGAAAAGACATTTTCCCAACTCATCGTCTAACCATCCTGAGTGATCTCATGTCCTGATTGTCAGTAGATTCCAATGCGCCAGAATTGTTAAAATCTGCCTGAATTCTTCCTCGAAGCTTACAGGACTCCACTGCGCTCATATAGTTTTCCATCTTTTGATAATAAACATCATCTGGCTTATTATAAATAGACCCAAAGATAAGGGCTAACGTCCAATTAATTGATAGCTCTTTAAGATCATCAGTATAGTTTAAATCGGTCTTTGTGAGTTTTGTTCCATCATATTTCCAGACTCTAATCTCATCAAGCCAGTTTAAAATCTTCTTTTGTGCTTCTCTGTGAACATTTAAAAATGTATTTCTTCCGGCGGGAACCCATTGAAGAATGTCATGCTCTTTTGCTACCAAGTCTTGATCTGATGACCAGAGCTTATCATCTGCAGCAGTAATGACAGATATTGTCTTTGTAAAGACTTGGGGAGAACCTCCAGTTAATGTGATCTCAAGTTCAACTGTTTTTGTTCCAGATGTTTGATATTGCCAATCCAAGAGCCAATCTTTTTGAGTAATGCCAGTTCCTGAAACTTGGATAAATGACTCTGTTGATTCTGGCTTAATTCTTATTAAAGAAATTGCAGGTGATCCCTTTGAGGCAAATGATTTTCCAGCATTAAGTCGCGTTTTGTCATTTACCTGTACCGTATTTTCTAATTCTAAAAATCCAAAAACTGGCATTTTTCACCCCTAATTTTATAAAGCCGCTGGAATCAAGTCTGTATTCTTTTTAATATCAGCAAGATCAAGAGAAACAGTGCCAGCCGCAGGAGACCCAATTAAATTATTTATTTGCGTCAATTGTCCTAAAACCGATGCGCTAGACACTCCCAAAGATGTAGCACTTAGAATTGCTGTGTTTGTCTCTCTATTTCCAACATTATCAACTGCTCGGACGCCAACATAATACAATTGATTAGAAAGTAGAACGCCAGACGCGTCTTGAAAAACATTGGCTGGGAAGCTTGTCACTACGGAGCAAATGTTAGACAAAGAAAACAAACCCACAACATTTGTACTTGAAATGTAAATTTCATATCTAATAGGACTTAGCGCATCTGTTCCTGGTGTTGCATTAACAGAAAGCGCACCATTTCCTAGTGGAGTTAATCCAGTAATTCCACCGAAAGTTGGCGGCGTCAGGTCAGTGATCGCCGCGTTTGCTACTTTATGCTTGAAATAATCACCGAAGAACTGTGATGCCATTAGCTATCCCCTAAAGATACCGTTACGTTGACCCCTGGAGGGCTTGCCCATTTGTATCTTATCTCTGTCGTGAGCGGAGTTGAACTATAATCATTTGCTGAAGCCATCGGAGTCCAGGTCGCGCCGTTATTAGTTGATTTATCGAAGAACAAATAATCTGCGCTTGTATTAGCACCTACAACCAAGTTCCCGTTATCATCATAAGCTCTGAAATACTTAGTGCCTGAATCAGTTTGCTTCAATCTAAATGCAGCGTAAGAAGGTGAAGCACCATTGACTGAAGTATTATCAACTGATCCTTCCCATTTCTCAGACATTTCACCGACAGGGAAATAGTTGATTAAAATATCATTAACCTGTGCAGGTGTTTGGGTATCTAAAGAAACAACCTGATAGGTTAAGCAGATTTGATAATAAGGTCCGATTGCTACACTGTTCAAATCTTGGGAAGTATTGATTCTTGTCCAGCCATTGTTGCTCGCAATAGTTGGAATATTTGCGGAGTTAAATGTTGAATCATCTGCGCTAGATGATCTTATCCAGAAATTTAAATTTCCAGTTACATCATGCAATTCTTCAATAGTTCCAATTCCCTCTAGTTTTGTTCCTGGCTGTATATATTTTACTGCAGAGATTAAAGCGGAAACGCCTTGATTTGCTTCGCTTAAGACATCAATTGCCATAACTCCACGCTGTCCAGTCGTACCACCTGAAAGAAATAACCACCCAGCTTTTGAAGTCATTCCAAGAACAGTTGCCAAATATGCGCCATAAATTGTGGGTAAATTTAATGTTTCGTAATATTGGTTATCAGTCCCGCCAAATGAATAATTTATAATGTTATTCTGTAAGGGCTTAATTAAAACAGAAGGACCAGGTGAAACTACTGCGATAAACGCATCAATACACATACCAGTGCCAATGCCACCATATTGTATGAATGTATTTGCTGGAACAACAATGTCTATTCCTGTTCCGATGATGTTTGAAGCTGTCAAAGATGTCCAATTATTAGTGCCAAAAATTAAAGAGCTTCCCGTTGTCGTAGCATTAGCACCTGCCGTAATTACAATAGAACCAACGCCAACTGATGAGATTGTTGCTCCAGCCGGAATTGCAGGGCCAATTACTGACATACCAGCGACAAGTCCTGTTGTTGATGGAATACCACTTATTGTGGTGGTTCCAATGATAGTGTCTCCAGTTGTCGATAAAACTATTAAATCCGAAATTTTACCTAAATAAAATGAACCCGTTGTTCCCAGCGATAAGCAGTCCTGATTGTTTAAATTTACGTTTTGTGGAGCCGACAAAGGCTTTGCATGATTTATGATATTTGATTGAAGTATAGATCCAGTTAAAGCTTGTCCCAATCCTGCAGTTGGTGTTCTAACAACAAATTGATTTGTGCTAGTTCCAAATGCTCTGAGCATTGAAAATCCGGAAAGAGATTGAGTAGGAACTGAAGTCGCACCACCCGTTGTCGTTGATAAGTTAAAGAAGAAATTCCCAGCAACAAATGCAGAAAATGTAATAGTAGTATCGCCTGTGCCTGTTGCTCTTGATAATGTTCCAGAAGCAGGAGGGCTTGATGGAGAAAGTCCATTTGCAGGTAATGATAAAGATCCAATAAAAGAAGTTGCACCAGCGATTGCAGATGTAACAACGGTAAAAGTTAATAACTGAAGACCTACGGAAATAGTATATGTTGAATTGGCAGAAATACCTGTCGTCAAAGGTGAGCAAGTAAAGGTGTGAAGTCTCTGAGCATCACGAGTAAAATAAACGTTTGCAGTAGTTTGCAAAGTACCAGATGCCCAAGTACCAAAAGGCGTTGGAACTGCAACAGTACCTCCTTGGAGACAGACTGGCTCTCCAGAACTTCCCGAATATCCTGGAAGAGTTGCAGAGGTAAAGTAAGCCGCCGGAGATGTATTTGCGTAAGTTGTAGTTTGCGAAGTTACGCCGTTTATAATTTGGCCAGCAACGTCTGGTGTTGTCGCCGTTTCCCAAATCATTACATTTGGAGCTGCTACTGTGTTCGCAAGTGCATAGAGCTTTGTATTTATCGCGGCATTTGCTGATGTATAAGGAACGTCAATTCCCCATTGAGTATTATTAAAACCAGTTGTCGCATTTACTCCATAATAATCTGATGACTGAAGTAAATATATGGCATTTTGACCAGCTCCAGATGCGGCCCATAAATTTGTTCCGGCAGGAGTAAAGCTTGAAATCGTACAATAAGCCGCATAAATTCCAGAATTGATTGCAACTGATCCAGTTGTTGATAAATAAATTTTAACATTTGTTCCATCTGTTACAACACAAAATCCACGTTGCGAAAAGGTTGTGGCTGCCACGTTCGCTATATTTAAAATTACTCTCCCAATATATGAATAATTCCCAGTTGTAGTATCAAAATTAAAAACTATAACATTTGGAGTTGCGGTGGTTGTATTATGTAAAACGAACAAAAGATTATACGCAGGAACAAAATAAACAAAACTTGGTCCAAGTCCTGTCAAAGTTTGAACGTCAATAAACTTAGAAAGTGAAGGCCCAATGACTTGCTTTCCGTTTAGAGTTTTTTGTCTAGCTCTGCCGAGAGTTGAAGTTTTTGTTTTATCGTAAGTCGTTGAGACTGTTGACTGTAAGTCAATTAATTTACTTTTCATGATTCAACCCTTCTATAGTTTGCACAAATATAATCTGGCGAAAGTGTAACTAAAGAATAATTATCACCTTCTAATTTGACAAGAATTTCAACAAATCCGTCCAAAGTATTTTCCACCATGTAACTAGTTCCATTTTTTTCATCAGGCGCAAATAGACCGGAAATAACATCAACCCAATCGCCATTCTTAATATCTATTTTTTCACCAGTTGAAATTTGATAGTTCATAAATTCCCTATGAGTAAGATAAAGATGATATTTTTCCAGCAGAGTAACTAATCGTTTTAGTTGTGATCCCGCCAAGCTCTGAAGGCAAATTACCACTTAAAACGATAGAGGTTAATGCTCCAGCAGTATAGTTAAATGTTTTTACGATAAAAGTTGAAACGCCTGTTTGATAAGTAATCGAAGACAAAGAACTTCCTGAGTAAGCAAATGATGCAGGATATGATCGCAAGTTTTTAGATATTTTTTCGAACCTATTTAAGTCTTTTGAAAGGTCGCTAGTATTATCAACATTGCTTAATCCAACGGCATTTTTATCAAGAGTTTGGAATGTCTTGTCGCCTCTAAAATACTGAGAGGTAGTTCCTGCAGTAATTGTTGGCTCTTTCCCAGCAAGACCTGGAACTGTAGGAAGGTCTGCCGTTCCACCCAGATCGTTTGTTAGTTTTAATTTACCTTTAACGGTATCAGTAGCGTCAGGGGTTGTTGAATTTGAAATAGCAGTAGATACCGCCAAAGTGGTTGGGTATTTCGTGTTATCTGGTGAAGATAAGTCAGTCGATTTGTTTGTTACATTCTCAGGGGTAAACCCTAGTGCGTCCTGCTTTCCATTCCAGTCTGACTTTTCTGTATCAGTTACAAATCTGTAGGATGCAGTTTGAACAATGTTTGCAGGATTTGTGGCATCAGTATTGGGCACATTTCCAAGGCCAACGTCAGTCTTAGTTAATGTGTGATTTTTCCAAAGCTGAGTCGCAGATTCGTATTGAATGACCTGGCCATTAATTATGCCATTAATTAATACATTGTGAAGCTCCTGAAGCTCAAAACCATTCTGAATCGTAACAATGATTTTCCCCTGTGTGGGATGTGCTCTGACAACATAACCGATAAAAACAGCATGATCAGGAGCAGGTGGACGAGTACTTGTAACTAAACCTGGAGTAGTTGGGGATAACCACAAAAGATTTCCGGCCGTAAAAGCTGATGTGTCTAGGTTATCAATCTCACCATTATGTACGACAGTTCCATTAGAATTATTATTAATTACTAGAGGTGTTACCCCGAAAGTCTTTGATGAATTTGGATCATTATTACCTTGAGCCAGTGTAATGTTTGGCTCATTTCCAGTTGATCCACTAATGTAGACAACACGAAAGGCTTGAATTGGAACGCCTGTAGAGTTACGGCAAGTAAAGGCCACTGCCCCAGCGCCAGTATCACCTTTGGCTGCTAATAGTTGCCAATAAGTTGTGTTTGTTGGAACATTGCCAGTCGTAGTCTGAAGGGCCACATAAGATGATCCATTATAGCTAACTGACATTCCAACCTGATATGTATTACCTGAAACATATTCTCCCTGAAAATTTGGCCCAGTCAAAGTCAGAGAAATTGGATCTAATAGTTTAACAATTTTAAAATCAGACATAAGTTAAACTCGCTCTGTTATTCCAAATTTGGTTAAATCCATTTGAAGCATTTGTTATAGAAACGCCTGAGCTTGTATCTATTTTCTTAATTTGCCATTTGGCTTCAGACTCAAGAGATCCGTATGCAGCTTGACCCAAATAAATTATTGTTGATGATGCCTGATCTACTCGAAGAGATCCGACAGATGAAATTAAATTTAAAGAATCGACAACCTCAATTGCTGTTTGATCTGGTCTTGTCGGAGATTCAACAAATTTTCGATGCTCTCTTTCTCTTACATCACCAATCAACGCCATCATTTATCCTTTAGAATTTGATCGTCGTTTTGTATTTCTGAATAATACCAAGCAATCCAGTATTTGTCTTTTCCTTCGTTAACATACTGGACGCTAAAATATGTAACAAATCCATTAAGTTTAATTGAATTTAACAACATGAGGCGGCGCAATCCGATGGGACTGGCCGCCTTAAGATAATTCGGAATATGATTCGCTCTTACTTCCAAACTATCCCCCTATGTTAAGAATTACATCTTAACAATAAGAGGAGATTGTGTACCAAGCAAACCTTTTTCGCCCAACTGTAGGGCTCGGATTCCATAAAGTTGATCCAACACGACTAGCTTGCTGCCAGTTCCGTAAGCAATAGCTTTTTGTTCGTCCATTGCAGGTGCTTTTTGGAAAGCCAAAGCGCAACCAGATTTTTCAAACATCAAAGCCTCACCATCAGCCAAACCGTTGTGAGTGATAACAGGCATTCCATAAACAGAGCCAATAACTCCACTTGGAATAACTGCGTTACCGTAGATTTGAGCTTGACTGAATTCAGAAATCTTATGCATTTCTTTTTCTTGCTCAGGGCTAACAACTAGAACAACTTGATTCAAGTCGCCATCGTTTTTCTTAATGAAAGCGCGTCCATTGAGGATGAAGTCACGAGTGATAGGAGCAGCACCTACATCAAGACCAGCAGCAGCTTGAAGAGCAACGATAAGATCAAGGTCAACTTGGCGACCGTGAGCAGCAGCAGCACGACGAGCAGATTCAAGATCCCAATCTAGAGTAGATTGAATAGCATCGTTAGCATCAACCAACCAAGAAACATAAGCACGTTGATCAAGTGCCAAAGTGTCCTTAGTAGCTGTCAAAGCTTGAATATCTCCCGCAACTCCAGTAGCTCTTTTTTGAACTGTGAAGCTTGTAAGCTTAGGGAAAGAAACTTGGTTCATTCCTTTTTGTGCAAACTGAGATACGTCAGTAACATATCCAGCAAGTTTAGCAGCAAATTTCAATTCTTTTTGTACAATCGCAGCGATCACTTCTTGTTTTGTAGGACCAACTTGCGTATTGCCTGTTATTACATCTGGCATTTTAAACCCCTTTTAATTATTTAATATTATTTCTTGCGAATAAAATAAGCTCATCAACGCTCATTTCATCCAATTTCTTAGACCCTGATTGTTGTGGCATATTTGACGGGACAATATCCTTTGGAGGATTAACTGTCTTTTTAAAATAAAAAGGCTTTGCTTGTTGCATCCTTGCAATTGATGACTTCAATTTGTCTCGATCAACAGAAAAATCTTCTCCGATTTCGATTTCAGACCAATCACCAACCTTGATGATGTCTTCCAAGGCCTCTGGAGTTGCTCCAAGTTCTAGCGCAACAGTCTTTGCCTCTTGAGCAAAAACCTTTTGACCAAAAGTTCTAGCGACTTTCATCGCTTTTTCTTCAGCCTCTTTTGCTTTCTTTTGCCAGTCCTCGGCAGCTTCTTTCCACTTGCCTTGCTCTTGAAGTCTTGCATTGGATTGTGATTCTTTTTCGGCTTCCAGCTCTGCTAGTTTGGCCTTAAGAGACTTCACTTCACCAACAGTCTTTTTATATGTCGAATATGCAACGACATCTTCCTGTGAGTTGGCACTGCCATTTGTCTCAGGCACTCCACTGGAGCCTTTTTGATCTTCACTCATAATTAAATCCTCCTATTTTGTCTTGTGTCAATTATTATTCAAAAAAGTTTAGTACCTTTGCCGATCTTCTGATATATGCAACGACTACATTCTTGATTCTTATCTTGATTTTATCTCTTACCCCGACAAAAGGCCTGACTTGTGAAACATACTTTGCAAGTTCTTCGTTAGGAATTTGCTTTCCAATCTTGCCAATGCCTTTTCTTGTTCTGATTTTGTATGGCCTATGCACACCAGTAAATTCAAGCAATAACTTACCAGCTCCGAGTATTCTATGTTTTAAAGAATCAAGCAATTGACCTGTCAAAGTAAGATTTGAGCGATTAGATTTGAATGTTTCATGCACTGAATCAGCCTGAGCAATGCGTGATCTTTTATTGATCCATTTCTGAGTTAATGGCTTAAACTTTCTATCTTGTGGGATTGAATATCCTCGGCGAGTTTGAAATTGAATATCTTTTACAATCAAAGTTCCAACTTCATTAAGCATCTGCTTTGATTCGATTACTTTTTTAAATCCATCTTTAATCTTTTTTTCTGCTGAATTGATAGAGTTAGGATCAAATTTAACTTTGAAAGCCACTACTCCTCCCCAATATCAAAAAGATTATCTGCCGTTTTTATAGTCTTAATTAGTTCTCCAACCAAGTCACGCTCTGTTTCTTTTGGTTTTTCACCTTTAAACTTTGGAGCAATCTCTTTTTTGAATTCTTCTTTTGTTAGGCCAAAGAATTGCCTTTTGTACTTTCCTTCTGGAATTGTTGGATGGCCTTTGAATCCAGTCATGTGCCCGTAAGCCTTTGGGGACTCATCTGATGGAATAAAAATCTTAAATGAATTTCCTGATTCCTCTAGGTCAATCGAACCAAGCATATCGCCTGACAATTTCATATTGACGTCATTCTTTGATTTACCTGCAGCCTGAAAGTCTAGCGAATCTGCATAAGTCTTTGTGTATGGTGATTTTAGCTTTTCGTTACCTAAGCCTTTATTATCATCAACTCTTTTAGTCATGTAATCAATGCAAGCCTGTCCTATTTGGCGAACAAGATTAGGATCAGACGAGAAATCAACACCCATCCAATCCTTCAGATTAATTGTCTGAGAAACTTCATCCTCAGATAAGTTAATATTAGTCGGCAGTCTCGCCATTTTCTTCCATTTCTATAGTTTCAACTTCTGACTCTTCCGGCATTTCAACAGGAGCAGCAACAAGTTTCACATCCTCATCAATTTGAGCCTTCTTTTCAATTGCATCCTCTCGCTCAATTCCATGATATTCCATGATAGCATCAATGTTAGAAATAAGCCCAAGCTCAATTTTTCTTTGAATTGAGTTGAGTTTATCATCGTCTGTTTGAACCATCTCAGGCTTTTTAAATTTTACAGAAACACTTGCATCCTCTGGAATAGGTGCAATTCTGTAATTAAGAACAGATCCAGACATTTTGTTCAGATATTGCTTAACAATCTCAAAGATTTTGATCTCAACATCTTCAAATGTAGATAAGTCAGACCTTGAAGCATCAAACTTTTCAAACATTGCAAGAAGTCTTTCAATGCCTGATGAATAGCTTTGTGCCTGTCCCTTACCAGATACAAGCTTTGGATCTAATCCTCTTGATGTTAAGAAGTTAGAAAGAAGCATTTCAATGTAAGAGATCGAACCAGCCAGGTCAGGAGATGGACTTGCAAAACCAAAATCTGTCTCGACTGGATTATTCGGATCAATTGGCAATTTTAGAATGTAATTTGGACCAATCTGGACGTTCTCGATGAGAGAATTAGCAGGGCCCTTCATCCAAGCTTGTGCAAATCCTTGCATTCTTACGATATGCCCCATGTCTGAGAGCGCACCGTTAAATTGAATTGTAAAATCAGTGATTGCTTGACCTCTTCTCACCCAGTATTCAAAATCCTTATCTGGAGCAACTTCAACAAAAGGCATCATCTCAAGATCGTTTGAAACATTCTCTCCAGAAATGATATTTCCTTTATTATCCATGATGAAGTTAAACTGATCTGACCATAATGCTAATTGATTTGTGCTTGCCTTATAATCATCAGGATCAGCCGAAAGCTCATTGATTGTGTCAGAATCTATGTCTTTAAGCTTTGATCGTGACTTATCAAATCCGCTAACAACGTAAGCATCAGCCATTTCAGGATTAATAGGCGATGGAACAACGTCTAAATGATGATTGAGAAGCACCCTTGATGCGAGCTTGCCTTGAAACGGAAGAATTTGAATGTGAGTCTGCCCCTGTAGCTTATAGTATTGATTAGCCTTCATCAGCTTTTTATCAATCTGCATGTCTTTATAGACCTGTTTAATAACAGCTTCTTGCTCTTCAGATACGCCAAAGAATTCACGCTCTGGAGCTTCTTTATAAATTGATGCCTCTTGAGTAACAATTCTCTTTGCAAGATTAACAGATGCGATAATTGGCATTTCATTTATTGTGTCTTCAGAATACATTCCTTTAAGATACTTTTTCACATAAGGCATTAAGTTATCTTGAAAGATTTCAAACTCAGAAAGTGAAACGTCTTTTCTTTTAATCGTCTCGTCTGTTTGAGCATCTTGTAAGATTGTTTTTCGAAGGTCTGGATTAAGATAATTTAACACTCACTACCTCTTTTTTTGTGAACTTATTTGCGTACTTATCGCATTAGTATCGTAATATATTCCATATCCAATTGCAGTTGTAACGTGCTGATAATCTTTGGAATCATCTTCAATATATTGCCCGCCCTTTTTTAACGCTGTCAATCGAAAGCCTTCATCAACCTTTGGACAATTATGGATTGTCACTCTCGAATCACCAGCAGCATTTTGAAAGTAAGCATTAACTCTATTATGCCTTGCTCTGATTGGAGGATTTTCTCTAGGTACCTGCATTTCAAATTGGACGTTTGTCTGGCTTAAGAATTTCTTAATTAGATCATAATCTGACATGATCGATCTTGTATCCCTTGACTGACCCGTTGCATCCCCATGAATTATTATCTTTGAATAGGTATTAAAAATTCCCTTTTCTGACCATTCCTCCATGATGTCTAAAGTCCTTGAGCCGTGAACTATTGTCTCAGCAAAAATATGGAAATGATCGTTTATATATTGGTATGCAGCCGATGACATTGGCTTTCCATCAGCTATGTTAAAGTCAAAACATAGATAAACAGGAAAATGAGGATTGATATTGTAAGGCTCTTTTCTGTAATTCTTTTCCGAATACGCATAATAAATCTTATCTTCGTTTAAGTCGATCCACTCACCATTAAGCATCCTTCTGGCAAGTTTTGGGTCCATGTTCTTTTCTAACTGCTCAATGTAAGTCTTAGGCAGAAAAGGATTATCTCGAGTCAGTGAATAATAAACTCTACGCTGTTCTGATTGCTGTAAGATAAAATGCTTGTACGCCCAGTGAGAAGCACCATCTGGATTAGTGGCACAAATTATTAGATTTTGCTTTATGTGAGGAAGTCGCCCAACACGCATCGATATTTCATCGTATGCCTGTTTATCCTCTTCGTTGTTCTCGGTTAATTCCTCGATTACAGCCATTGATAATTCATAGGATCTAAATCTTTTGTAACGCTTATCTTTCCAGTATCCTGCAATAATCTCAGAGCCTGTTTTTAGAAACTTAATCTTGGCCCTTGTCTCATTAACTGTGTAATCCTTATCTATTTGGAAAGCCTGTTCATCAATATGCTCAAGTATCTTTGCAAAAAGAGTTTGCTTGAGTGATGGGAGATCCTTGCGACAAATTAAAACCTTTGCTCCATAATTCTCAAGACAATGCCTTATAATTAAGTGAGCAAGTAATGTAGATTTTGCCGATCCTACAGAGCCAGAAAGGAGTATTTCATAAACTCCCTTAGAGTAATCATATTGGCAATAAACATCATCAACAACTCGATCCTGCCAAGGAATTATTGAAGGATCAAACTCCGTAAAGACTGGCGTTGATGATTTAACCATTTACTTTTCACGCTGACTCTTTGGAACGTAATTTAAAGTGATTTGTTGGATTGGGGATTGTGGATCAGTTGAGACCTCTTGCTTGTCTTTTTGTCCAAGATATTGTTTGCCTAACCATAAAAGCATGGTTGTATTTCCACACATGGCTTGCTCATACTGCTTTCTTCTTAGACTCATTTTTCCATTAACAGATTTTTGGTCGTAGTAGGCCGCAAAACTTATGCCAAATTCCTCTTGGCAACGTCTATCAATTGTATCCTCTGAACACTCAAACCAGTCTGAAATTTCTTTTCTAGTTGCATGAATTAAACAAAGTTTATCAAGCTCAATCCAATTTAATTCTTTTCGTGGTCTAGCCATTACTTACCATCCTTGATGTCTTGCCATAGCTTATTGTCTGACTCTCTGTGTGCTTTTTTGCCTGTGTACTTTTCCCATCGGTCAAGAATTACTGAAATGTAATGAGGCTCAAACTCCATCATAAAACATTTTCTATTGGTCTTTTCACAGGCAATAAGAGTTGAACCTGATCCACCAAATAAATCTAATACGCTTTTTGACATAGGACTAAGTTCTTTAAAACACCACTCAGCTAATGCAATTGGTTTTTGTGTAGGATGAATTCTTTTGTCACGTTTCTCTGATTCTTTTATAAGCCCATTCCATACGTGCTTGAATCTTTGAACCCTACCTTCAAGATTAGTCCAAGCAAGCTCTCCATCTGAAAAGTTTCCTGTTGTTTCTTTATCCCAAAAGATCCATTTTTTTCTGTCTGGCAATGCTGACGCATAATAATTTGCTCCCCAAAAACACAAAACAGGTATTTGCAAACTCACGCACAAATTATATGCATCAATAGCAGTTTGTGTCGTATCATCGCCTTTGATTTTCATGTATAAATTTGATTCAATGATATTTCCGCCATCGACTTTTCCAAAAGATTTTCCGCCACCGACTTTTCCAAAAGATTTTCCGCCACCGACTACATCAATTCCATACGGAGGATCAGTAAAAACCATGTCAGCCTTTTGTCCTGCCATGAGCTTATCAACGTCATCAATCATCGTAGAATCGCCACACATTAACCGATGATCGCCAAGGATATAAACCTCACCCTTAACAACTTTTGACTCTTTTGGTGGCTCTGGAGTTTCTTCCTCATCACCTAATTCTTTATCGGCAACGTCAATTTCAAAGTCTTTTAAGCCTAAAAGATCAATGTCAAAGTCGGGCCCGAAGTCTGTGAAGTCAGTGTTAATCATTGATAGATCAAGCTCTGACCATTCAGAAATGGCATTATCTGCAACAATATCTGCATACTCTTGAGCCTCTGATTCATAATCTTGAAAGTCTACGGCCACCCTACGCCATCCTAGTTTCTTCATGGCTTGAAGCCTTCCATGCCCCTTGGTAATGAAACCAGATTGATTAGAAACAACGATTGGGGAGCGTTGGCCTTGATAATCTATGATCTTTGCAAGGCGTTCGATTTGGTCTTTTGAATGCTTATTTGGATTCTTTGGATTAGGCTTTAGACTAGATGCGTCTAATATCTCTTTATAGGAGCAATTAAATTTCATTTTCCACCACTGGCTAGAAAGTTTAACTCACAGAGTTAATTAAAATCTAACTGTGTAAAATTTACAATGCAAGCATTTAGTTGAATTTACGAGTGTCCTCGATGTGGATTCTAAATCTTTTTCCTTCGATTTCTAGGACTGCAATCTCGTCATTGAATACTGTAAATATAGGATTATTGCCATCATCGGCTTCAATACATTCGAAAATATCTTTAATTAAGTTTATAAGATCACCAGTTTGAATGTTATTTCCGAGATCCATCGCTTCCCCCACCCTTTTTGATCTTCGTTGATCGGGGGGACTTAAACAAGAGTTGAGCTTGATTTTTTCCAGTCATTCCCAGGAACACAACCTTAGTCGGGCCATCGACTGAAATCTCATCACCAAGATAAAGATTTGTGACAAACTTAGTTTCTACTGATTTAGTTTCATCATAAATAGGACTGCTTCCAGATTCTTTAGATTCTGTGGCTTTATCCTTATTAAGACTCTTTGGTCTTCTAATGACTTGCATGATACCTTTTCGCAGTTTCCAGCGATAAAAAATTTATCGTCAATTTCAAGTGCCTTAGATATTCCGTCAAGCGTCGATTTTAGCCGATTGTTAGCGTCAAGCACCTTGAGCCAGTCCTTGGCCTTTTTTGTCTTAGTTACAAGTCTATCTTCATGAAAAGCAAAAAAACAATCAATCTTTAATCCTTGCATGGCAAGGGCAGGAGTTAATTCTTTCTTAATCTCCTTAATAATAGCCCGATTTGCTCGACAATACTCATTCACCTGTTTGTCAAACTCTCGAGCTTTCTTTGTCTTTATTAGCCTTCCTCTGACTGACATCAATTGTTCATTAATTGACGGAGGCATTGGAAAGCCATCAAGCCAAAATTCCATTACTTTTTATTTTTCTTAGCCTTAGCTTTTGCCTTTTTAGCAACATCCAGAGCAATTGCAACTGATTGCTTTTGACTTTTTCCAGCTTTCATCTCTGTCTTAATGTTCTTACTCACTGATTCCTTAGAATATCCTTTTTTCAATGGCATCTTTTTCTCCTAAAATGGTATTGAGTCTTCACTGTCAAAAATTGATTGTGGTGGCTCAGGAGAAAAATTGTGATTTTCTTTTTTCACAAAGTCAACATCTGAACTCATAAGCTTAAAATCTGGCTGTTTTTCGTTTGTTTTCCTATTACTAAATAACATAACCTTAATTTCAGCATCTTGTGTTTTAGATAATAACTCCATCAAGGATTCACGCTTTAAAAGTCCTGATGTGTACTGATTTCCAGCCTTGCTAGTTCTAGTCCAAAAAGAACCAACTTGGAGCTTTGGCCTATTGTTGTTATTATTTTGCATTTCTTTCCTCCATTTCAATAATTGCTTCAATGATTAAAATTAAAATTGATGTAACACTAACTCCATAAACGTCTTCTTTGTTCTTGTCATACGACTTTTTAAACTTCTTTAGATTTTCCATTGCTGACATTTTTTAAACTCTTCCTTCTTCCAGTTTTACAATTTAATTTTCCATTTGATATTTCATAGTAATAATTCAACTTCTTACTTTTTAAGTATTCATTGAGTAACTCTTTATATTGGCGCGACATCATAACTTTCTTACAAATTGAATTTGAATCAGATTTTAATATCTTCTTTCGAGCCATAACAATCGACCATCCAGCATCAATTTCTGCTCTCATCTTATCAATTAAAATGTTTATGTTTTCTTCAGTTAAGTTCATTAAATCCCCCATGACTTTATTGCACTTCACTTTTGCTAAAAATTCGTATTGATTTCGTAGCTATTTTGATAAGTTTTTATATAGATTTACTTATCACTCCCCTGCGCTTTCTATTGTTATTCGTTTTTCTTTAATATGCTTTTCTAAAGCGGAAAAATCTTTTGGAGGTAAAAACATCATTGGCTCACCTATATAAATTGATGAGCTAATTTTTACCTCAAAAGGTAAGTCTGCAATTTTAACAAGACCGCCTCTTGTTATCTCTGCAAGCTGCTCTTTCAGCTTGGCGTTTTCTTGCTGTAATGATTCTAGTGCTGAGCTAATATGAAAGAAGTCTCTTGAAAGTTTTGCACAATCCTTACTTAATCCGCATCTTTGAATTTCATAATTCTGCTCACTCATTCTGGCATCTCCAATATTTCTTTAGCATCTTTGGCAGCATCTTCAGGATTTGACCATCTTTTATTTTCGTCTAAAAACTTTTCAAGAAATTCCAAAGCCGCTTCTTTCTTGGTTTTCTTTTTCAATGGCTGGATGCAGACAAGGCGACCTTTAATTGCATTTGATCCATCTTGTAATTCGATTGAATCAAATTTTAAATAAGGCATAAAATATGAATCAGATTTTTCTGATCCCCAAACCACAGGCGAATCTTGCAAGGCTTTTTCAAGACTTGCAGCAGAAACATAATCAAAAATAATTTTATCTTTTGGATCTATCCATTCATTTGGATTTGCTTCGACTTGAAAAACAGTCAATCCCATAGCCTCAATCAAAGGATACTTACTCATAATTTACTTTCCTTCGTTTTAATATCGCGACATAATTTGTCGCAATTCTGCATTATTGTCGCAATTAGAATATTCATAGCCACCCCACAAAGATCATCCGTTTTCATCATTCATATTAAAGAAATGATTCAATTTTTCTAAATCAGAATTATTGATTTTCTTACCTTCTTTAATCCATCTGTGAAGACTATATTTTGAGACATTTGCTCTCTTGGAAAATTCCTTTTGAGTGATGCCTCTTTTATTTATGTATGTGATAATCCTAGATGCTATATCTAAGTTATTGATATTCACTTTATGACCTCACATTGATATTTCACATCATATACTAGAAATGTTGTTCCCTTAGATAGACTTTCTTCTTTAAGTTGTCCACCAAGCAAGAAAGCCACAATAATTAAAGATAAAATAATGCAACCTGTAGCAAATCCTTCAAGAAAATTATCACTAAACATCTGCACTCCTTAAAAATTCCTTAAGTCTATATTGAAACAAGATTACTTGAACCAATTGTCGTTTCGTAAACTTTTCTTGATTAGCCCAATATGGACTTTCAACAGCCAAAAACTCAAGTGAAGTTGTAAATTTATTTATGATTAATCTAAGAACGTCTAAATCAATATCACCCACAAGATAAGCCATGATAGACATTTCGTTAAATTCCGAATCATTAAACTCAATTTGTAGTAACTTCGTTCTTCTGTTGTACACATTCATGTACTGACTTGTCCCAGTTTGTAGATTGAGTCTCTTCATTGCTCGAACGATTAAATCTTTCATACTTGCCCCAATTTTTCTGAAAAAAGTCGAAGGCAAATAAACCACCCTCGACATACTTAGTTAATGAATCTCTTTCAATGCCATTCATTAAAGCAAAATGACCAGCAATGAGTTTTCTAAAATCATCTCTTGTCATCATTTTACTAGACCTTTGGAGCGTAGTTTTTTAATGGTGGCTTTTGGCCCTGTTGATTAGCTAATCCAGACGCCTCGTTGCCATCATCATCCACTTCAGGGATTTGATAAATGGCCTTAATTAGTTGCCGCTTATAATATGTACAAGCAGCTCCAAATCCTTGAGGGGTTTTATCTTTCATAAACATTAAGAGCCAATCAGATTTAATCTCTTCGCCTGACTCGTGCGCTAAAATATACTGACAATAGGTTGCAGGATGCTCCCCAACAAATTCAGTTTTAAAATTGAAAATAAGACTTAGACCATTCTTTGATGCTGGCTCTTGGATGACCTCTAGACATTCTGCTAGATCTGCAAACTTAGATTTAAAAAATGGATTGTCTTGTGATTTCTTTGCGCCCTTGATCGCGCCTTGGGCCTTAGCTAATGCGCTTTTTAGATTCTTAACTTCTGTCATTTGATCTCCTCCTGAAGTTTCTTTATTAACTTAATATGTGCTTATAATTCTCGCATTGATGTGTAAATCATATTCAGCATTATCTATAAATTCAACATCAAAAATTGTATCCTCGTTGATTAAATCTTGCGGCATTTTAGATTTATCAAAAGGCTTTTTCATTAGGACTTTAATAAATTCTCCCTCGAGCCAATAAATGCCATGCTCATAAACAACTCGATCTCTAACTATTTTTTTCATCGATGTACTCCTTTAAGCTTTTTCCTCTAAACGTAGGCCACTCAGACAATGGAACTTGGTATATGTCTCTAAGAGCATCGTGGGCTTTTTGACCAGATAAATAAACAAAGTGATCATATTTTAGATTCATGTCCTTATACCCAAGCACTCCATTATTGTCATACCATTCAAGAGCTTCTAAGGCTATTTTCAATTGCTTTTTAAGTCTTTGAATTTCATTCATAAGATCTCCTGACCATCAATTCACACACGGCTCTAGGATAACCAGTCTGCTTGCCAGTCTTTCCAAGAACGTACTTATTAAGAGCAAGATCTAAGACATTCCAAGCATGTTCTTTGCCATCTTGATTAATGATATGAAATTGAAACTCATACGGAGCTTCAGTTTCTTGCGCTAAAATAATCAATTCTTTTTGTGTCTTAGAAACAAGACTTTCAGCGTATTGGTAGAAATAAAGCTGCAAATCATAATTGTAGCTCTTAACTGTTTTCCAAAATCCTTCAGCCGAAGCATCTTGAGTTGTCTTATAATCTAAAATAAATGTCGTGCCGACAGCATCTGGCTTCATTCTACAATCAATTAACGTGTCATTAACTTGCATCTGAAAAAATAAAGCTTCCTCAATTCTTTCAATGTCTTTAAATATCCAAGATAAATTTGGATCAAGCATGGCCTCATCAAGTTTAGCTCGCATTCCCATGAGTCTAGTATAATCATCCTCGTCAACTACCAGGTCAGAAGGTAAAAGAGTTGCAATAAATGCCTCATATCCAGCCTTCCCCTCCTTGGTTCTTTTATCAAACTTTGGAGATACCTTTACTCGCTTTTTAAACTCTAAAGGCTCAAGGGCCATTAGATGAGCAAGCGTCCCAAAGCGCATAGCTTGAGTCTCTTTCTTCGTCTGTCTATCTGCTTGATAATGCTGATATGATCGTAAGCAGTTCATTAAGCCATGAAAGCTGATCTCAGGTCTTGAGTGATATTCCTCGTCTGATAACTTTTGCCAAGTTAGCATCTATTCCCTCCTAGTATTAAGTTCTTCAATGGTTATGAAGTAAACCACGAATGATGTAAATTTAAAATAATGTAATGTAAAGTTTGCAGCAAAGTCAAACAGACTTGCTTAACTATTTTGCAGCCAATAAAAGACTCAACATCAAAGGAGTTAATTATTGATCTTAAATTAAAGAATGAGTTCTTAGAAATAATGAAGATGAATGGAGTAATTCAACCATCTGTCTTATTTAAGATTCATATATTAATTTACGCATTCGATGAAGACCCACTTCTATTATCTGAGTTTATTGAACAAATTAAAGAATCATATAACTACAAGAAATTAAGCCCTAATAAAGCAACTCAAAGTTCTTACTTAACAACCGTACTATTTAACGAGATTAAAAATCTTGAAGAAATCTTTGGAGTTTCTTAGATTGAGTTTTGAACGGCCCGACCCACACCTCGCTTATCCCCATTGGACAAAGCATCCCGTATTAGGTCAGTGGTTAGCTTAAAAGCTTTAACTGATCTACCCTCGCAATGAACCTAGTTTAAATAGGCTGATCTCTCACTTTATCGTCATCGGTCTTTTAGCAACTTGGACTATTTGTTTGCTTGCTATCCTGATAAGTTCAGGCAACTCCCACACTCTTATCCCCACAGGAGCAAATGCAGAACCCGCTATCTTTTGGCTAATGAAGCATGCACCAGTTATTGCCTCACTAGTGGGC